AAGGCATTCCCACAAATGCTCAACAGCAGGCTCTTGCTTCTCTGCTTGCTCAATGGCTTGGCGTAGATTTCTTAATGTTTCGTGAAAATCATCACCGTCAAATGGAATTTTCTCTTGATTGATGCAATCCAAAACATACTCCAATTCCTCCAACGCTTGCTTCATTGCTTCGATGCTCATGTGTTTTTCTCCTTGAGCAAACGCTCAACGGCGTTGATGATTGCTTTTCTATCTGCCAAAGGGTGCGGCTGATAAGCGATAAGTTCAAGTCTTTCCTCATCCATCAGCCCGACCCATTCTTTGCTTTGTGGTGCGTCACCAAATTGCTGAAACCATCGCATAGGCTCTTGCTCAGGGTTGGCTAACTTTTTACGCAAATTAAACATTTCTTCAGCGTTTTTAATCAATCCTTCTTTTAACGCTTCATTTGATTGCTGCAACTGGCGTATGTATTCAGCGGCCTCAGTCTGTTCTTGATGCGTCATAAAAAACCCGTTTTCCAAGTTTCTTAATATTTGCTTTGGGCTAAGTGGATTCATAATTTCAATCCAAACGGGTTATGTGCATGGGTAATAACAAGGTTTACATAATCAGCAGTCGATTCTGTCGCTTTCGGTGCTTGTCTCGTCACAACAAACTTTGCTGGTTGTATTCTGCGCCTACCGTCACCAATCTTGTCAATAATGCCGTTGCGCTGCAATCGGTTTAAATGCGTGTAAATCGTGTCTTTATTGATGCCGCAATACTCTGCAATTTGTTTCGTTGTTCTAGGTTCTTGGCAATAATTGATAATTTTTTGTTGTGTGTTCATTTTTCGTTCCTCATACATTTGTCAAACATATCGCAACGAATTGGGTGCAAACACTGGCAATGATTGTTGTCAGCCAGTCGTGCAGCTTTCTCTGTAGGCGTCTTCCAAAACCACATTGCAACAAACAGAGCTAATGCAATTGCAGCGTAGAAAACAAAAATCCAATCCCATATTGTCATTTTGATCCCTTTTAATTGTTTAGTTATCTTAACATGATGATTTAAAAAAAAGCAAATTATTGTTGTATTTTTACTTTACATTGTTTTAGGCATAACTTCCCCAAGGGTGGTAAGCGTGTAGTTTCCAACGCAGTACCGACCTATCCCATATCTATAACAGAAGTTATGCACATATATTTGATTAAGCACAAATAGATACCAGAGCTACACAGAGTGAATGTTCAATCGAGCTAGAGTCTTGTCCCACCATGTCCTCTAGTCTTGTGAAGTCGCCATTTAACGCTTCGTGGCTTGCAGTCGGGTGTGTGACTAGCCAATCTTTCTTGAGTACGGGCGATTTAACCCTTTTTTGCTAACCCGCTCTGAGGGGAAAATAAAAAAACCGCTTTAGTCAATGCCCCTCTGGAAAAGCAACCCTTTCGGTATTGCGACCCCATATAGGGGCGGGACATTGATTAAAGCGGTCTTATATCGTTGATTTCCAGTCCAACAATATTTGCATTATTTCACCGTCTTTCCGGTGTGTCAAGTTCTAAAGCTGAACTAATGAAACACGACCCTTATCATTGGTTTGTTTCTGCTTGCTAAAGGCGTGTTCAGTCTATCGCAGTTCAGGCCAGATTTGTTGCCAGCCTTCAATTTCTTTACGACTAAATTTACCGTCAGACTTTTTCTCAAGTTCAGCAGCAAGCATGATGAGTTTGTTGCTCGGCATACCGTTGTTGCGCCACTGACTCACGGCTGGCGGACTCACTTTGCACATCTTTGCAACAGCAAATGTGCCACCTAAGTATTGAATGATATCTGTCGTATTCATAAAGCTATCTTAACATAGTGTTTTCTATGTGAGTTTGACATTTGTATTTAGATAACTTAATATAACGTTACTGACACACCCGTCAGGACAACATATAGGTACATAAAATGAACGAATTAGCTAAGTCATTAGTAAAAGCTCAAGCTGCTATGAGTCACGCAGCGAAAGATAGTAAAAATCCCCACTTTAAATCTGCATACAGCTCACTTGCTTCTGTGATTGACGCTGTGCGACCTGCTTTGTCTAGTAATGGTCTTGCGTTTGTGCAAAAACTACACACCGCAGAGGGCGGCGTAGCTGTAGAAACCGTACTGATTCACGAGTCAGGTCAAGAAATGTCTTGTGGGACGTTGTTTATTCCTGCAAGCAAGCAAGACGCACAGGGTTTCGGCTCTGCTTTGTCCTATGCAAAGCGATACAGTCTGCAATCTGCGCTTGGTATCGCTAGTGCTGATGATGACGGTGAGGCAGCTGTTAAAACGCCGTCTAAGCCGCCAGTTGTCGTGACAATAGATATAGACTATGCAGTCGATGAAATGTCTGCACAACCTGATTTAGACGCTTTAAAAGCGTGTTTTGCCAAGTGGTACAAATCTGCGCCTGATACGCAGAAAGAAGTGTTGAAAATGATGTATGACGGTATCAAAGTTCAATTGACTGCAAAAGGTGCAAACTAATGGCTAACGACCTAAACCGCTGTGAGTTTATTGGGCGTCTTGGCAAAGACCCTGAAGTGCGTTATTCCGCTGCTGGTGACGCTGTTTGTAATTTCTCAATTGCTGTAGGTTCTAAATACGGTGAAAAAGAGTCTACAGAGTGGGTTCGCATCGTTACGTTTAAAAAACTTGCTGGCATTTGCGGTGACTTTTTACGCAAAGGCTCACAAGTCTACATCGCTGGTCGCATGACTACTCGTAAATGGCAGAACAAAGACGGTGTAGATCAATACACAACAGAAGTTGTTGCAGATCAAATGCAAATGCTTGGCGGCAAAACAGAAAATGCTGCTACAACTAATGAACGTCCTGATGCGTACCGTCAAATCAAAGAGGGCAATACTATTCCTCTTGATGATTTAGATTCAGATGTACCTTTTTAGAGAAATAATTATGAACCAGACTGAAGAAGCTATTTTAATTAGTTGGCGTCTTCAGCAATGGTACGAGGGCATGGTTCTAGACGCTAGGGCCATGCAAGACGTACAAGATGCTATTGAAATGCTTAAAACGTTAGCAAAACAGGTGAACAAATGACTAATAGAATTTTTATAGAGAATTGTGAACATTTTGCAAAAGCGGTTATTTTTGCATTTGAAAATCATTTGATAACAAACACAACAAATGAAGACCAAACCGAATATCTTTTTAAACTTGCAAATAACATTCTTGCAGGCTGTCCAAATCAAATCGTTTTAAACAATGCAAGCAGAGGTGAAAAGTGAATGTTAATAAATTGATTCCAGCGTTTCCAACTTGGATTGCTGATGACGGGATGGCTCAAGGCATGAGCCTGCGGGATTATGTCGCTACAAGCGTACTTAATGGTATGTGCGCTGGTGACTGGCAACTCCCAATTGACGATCAAACGTGGGCAAAAGCCGCTGCAACACGAGCATTTGAGATTTCTGACGAGTTTATGAAAGCGAGAGAAGCATGATTATTAAAACAGCGGATTCAGAATCAGGCCACTGGTATACGCAAACAGGTGAGCCAGCTTATCGCATTATTGGTAAGAATGGCGTTGAGCGCAATACTCGCCTGACAGACGCTCGTGAACGTGGGTTAGTGCCGTCAGTCACAACGATTACGGGGTTACTTGCAAAAGCAGGTCTAAACAACTGGTTACAGCAACAAGTCTTGTTAGCTGCGTTGACGTTGCCACGAGCAGAGGGCGAATCAGAAGAAAACTGGTTACAACGTGTCATGTCTGACGCTAAAAGCACAGGGCGTGAAGCAGCAGACCGTGGAACACGCTTGCATGGCGTGCTTGAAGACTTTTATAGCGGCAAAAACTACGATTTCCCTGCGTTTGTCACAAGAGTGCATACAGCGCTTGAATCACACTTTGGCGCTAACCATATCTGGGAAGCAGAGCGCTCATTTGCATCAAATGGCTATGGTGGAAAAGTTGATTTAATTTCAGCAAACATCGTTGTAGACTTTAAGAGCAAAGAAGGCGATTTAAGTAAAGTTACCCCTTACCATGAACAAATAATGCAGCTAGCGGCTTATAGGCAAGGATTAGGGCTACCCACAGCACGATGCGCCAATATCTACTTCACAGAAAACGGTGATGTACGGCTGATAGAGCATTCAGAGCAAGATTTGGCTGATGCTTGGCAATGCTTTCAGTATCTTCTTGCTTTCTACAAGAAGAAGAACAACATATAATCAAATGGCGGGGAAAGCTGGTGTCCCCTCCCTCCTAGTTCCGGTTAGTACCCGCACCCTATAGCAAAAATACAACATTAGTGAAAACACTAATAAAAAAGAGTTGCATTGCTTGTTAAGTTGTCTTAATATCTAGTTATGGCATTAACGCCATTTAACAAATACAGGTGCATAAATGAAATATTCATACTACGAACTTACAGACGAAGGCAAACGCCAACTTATGCGTGATTTGTCACACGAGTTGTCAGACAAAAAGATTGCTGAACTAATGGATCAATTTGCAGATAATGTAAAACTTGATTCAAACGATGAACCGTTTATCAAGATTGACCGTGACGATGTGTTGATCTGCGCTGTACCGATGTATACACATTTTATTGAAATTAACCACGTTGTAAAAGTTACAGCAAATGAGGAGGACGGCAGCGATGAATAAGCATAACTGGCCCTTTTTGACAGACCTTGGTGATTCTAACTGGACAGGTCGTACACCACGTTCAATGCGTGTTTATAGCCGCTACACAAAAGCTGATGAGCGCATACCACCCGTTGCATGGTTTGTAGGTTTAACGCTGCTGTCGGCTGTTTTTGGGCTTGTTCCACTAATGGCATGGGTAATGCAATGAACGGAAAAACTTATGAATTAGCCGCGCAGGCAGGATTTAATTTGTCTTGGGACTGGCATTGTTCAAACGAAGAACTTGAACATTTTGTTGAGCTAGTGCGCCAAGATGAGCGCAATAAAAAATACGCCGAAGAAATGGAACAGCCAACCCCAACGCAATCTGGCACGATTTCCATTACTGTAAACAAAGGACTTGAAGCAGATATTGATTTGTTGTGGCAAGTTAACAGCGCAGACATTGAGGCTCTAGAAGATGCAAAAGCAACATTTGAAATTTTAAAATACAAAGCACCGCTTAAATATCAATCCATTATTTATC